CAAGGGTTTCGCTCTCGTATTGCTGACGGATTTTGGAGAGGTCAGCACTCTCGATGTCGTGAGACATATGTGTGTTTCTTTTTGGGTTATGTGCTACTCACGCTGAAACCTGATAAGGCACAACGCTTTCGCACAAAGGTTTTGGGTTAAGCGTCCAGTTTCGGGTTCTGGGCGGCGTTGATAGCGTCTTCGTTCCAAGTAGGAGCGATGTCGAGCGGCGGCCTGTAAGAGCCATCGTTCGCCATCACATCCTCGAGCCATCGCATACCCCACGAGAGGCGAGCGACAGCGAACTTCGGAATGTCTTCGCTGTGGATGTAGAACAGGAGGTCAGTCCTGTCTGCGTTGATGCGGTGCTCACCGATGAACTTGATGCGAGCATCGAAGTTGTCGGTGATGAACTGCGAGAAGTCCTGCTCGGTGTTACCCTCGCCAAGGAGCGTGTGAGGCCAGACGACCACCTGCGTGAAAGGATTAGACATTGTCTTCTCCTTCCTCGTTGGCGACCACCTGCTTGTGAGCGGCGATAATCATCTCGCTGATGACCTGCTTCACGCCGTGGGCGATGACATTGTGAAACCAGATGTCGAACGAGTCGCCGAACTTCTTCTGCAACTGCTCGTCGATGAGGATGCCGACTTTGTTTTCAATCTCTTCATCGATGGCGTTGCGGCAGTTGTCCTCTTCGGTCTCACGAGCACGCTGGAGCGTATCCTTGAACAGGCTAGAAACTTCTTCTTTGAGCATCTGCTTGAACCAGTCACGCTTCGTCTCGCCTACGACCATATCGGACAGTTCGTCACGAGTGACGATGTCGTCTTCGCTCAAGTGGTCTGACTTGAGCATCATGTCATCGAAGTCGTAATCACCACGAGTGATGATGTCGTTATCGGACACGATGGTTTCCCAATCGAGTTTCTCTGCGACACGCTCGGCGACCTTATCCCAATCGAGGGAGTGTCGCAGTTCGTAATCCCAGTCTCGGTCACCGATTGCGGTGTCAACCGCATCGGAGAAGTCGTAGTCGTTGATGCAATCGCTGACCAGCGTTTCGAAGTCGAACGCTTCTTCGACAATCTCACGGATGAGAGTCTGGAAGTGTTCCTTCAGCGTCTGCTCGCTGACAGTCACATCGACTTCGCCGTGCTTGAGCATCACAGCGAGTCTGCGAGTGGTATTCTCGAGAGACTGGATGCGGGTTTCGTAATCGTTCCTCATTTGCACGAGGTTGTTACGAAGCATCTGCAAGTCTGTCTGGCGATGGATGCCAAATAGACCGAGGAACTTATAGAACAGGATTTTCATGTTGGTGCTTGGTTATGTATTTTGGGTTTTGGTGGTGATGCGTCATGTGCTACTTGCCTGATGGTTTGTAGCGGCTTTCACACATGACACAGCGAGGGTTGAGCGTTACTTCGTGTTGGGATACGAGTTACGCTGGATGAAACCTGTCAAGAGCCTTGCAATTACTTCGGCTTGGCAAAGATTGTTGTCCTTGCACAGGTCGATGAACGCATTGGCAATCTTTTCAGGGATGCGAGCGGAGACGCACTTCAGCCCGTAGCGTTCGATGTAACGCTTGCTGGCTTCCTTTGCTTCTCTGCGTTTCTGCCAATACTTCTGCACGGCCTCCTGTCGTTTCGCAACGACATCGGGACGCTTGAGGTGATAGGCTTTCTTTGCGGTCTGCGAGACATTGCTGTCCGCAGTTACGGAGGTGGGGATAACCACCTCGTTGAAGGTGAGCATTTCTTTGCTCACCAGAGTCCACCTGTTTTTAGCCTCGGTGGTCGGCTTCTTTGCCTTCATGGGCGTTTTCTTTTTGGGTCTTGTTTTCTGCTTCGTCGCTGTGGGAGGACAGCAACTCGGCGAGAAGGTTTTCGTGTTCATCCTCCCATTCGGACAGACGACTTTTAATCATCGTGGCAGTCCGAAGTTTTTGCCAAGTGCGTACTCGGCAGTTCGTACATACTCACCGCCAAGTTTATTGGCGATGGTACGGAGTTCGGAGACTCGAAACTTTACATTGCTGTAAATCAAATCGAGTTGCTTGTCCGACTGTGCGTTGCGGATAGGCAGGTGGTCATCAAGCCAATGTGATTGAGCAGTGAGCCACTTATCTTCCGCATCGAGGAACTCGCTTAATGCACGATGGAATTCGGCACTCACGACTTCCTCCGTTTCATGTACTTGGTTACGGCAAGCATGACCATTTCGTTGACGCTCAAGCCATTCGCTTCGCAAAAGGCTTTCACGCTGTTGTAGAACGCGATGTGGTCATCTTTGTAACTAAATCCAGTCCAGCCTACAGACAGACTGGCGATACCGCATTTTTCTTTTCCTATTTTACGCAGGTAAGCCTGATATAGTCTGTGACGCTCCTTGGTAGAAGGGTCGTTTCTGTAAGCGGCAATGTAGTTGTTCCTGTTTTCGATACGCTTCATGCGGATGGAGCCGCACTTGTCGCACGAACACTTGGACACTCTGTGGATTTCGTTGCCTTCAGCCCAGACATGGGTGCGAGGTTTAGCAATTGCTTCCTCGTAGGTGGCGACTCTGTACTCGCTCACGATTGCACCTCCATAGAACCTGACTGAACGAAGGAGTTTTCTTTCGAAATAACTCCGATGGCTTTGCCCTTGGCACGAAGCCCGATGATGCGACCTTTCGTAGAAGGCCACCACGACTTATCGAGGAAGCGAAGGTCGTGCTTGTCGCCGTCAACGACTTCGAAGCCCCAATGCGTTTCAGGCAGAGGCTTGCCACGCTTCACATCGAACACGACAGCGACATTAACGCCGTTGTCCAGACACCAAGTCGCCTCTCCCTTATCGCCGCCGCTGTAAGAGAAGGTGAGATGATAGTTCTGCGGCAACTTGTTAAGAGTCCAATCGACAATGCGATTGAAGTCCTTGCTGTAGTCGTAGAACTGGGTGTCAGGGTGACGATACATAATCGTCTCCATGTCCTTGTTCCAGATGTCGCTCGTGCCATTGAGGCGAACGCACGGCTTGAACTTACGCTTGAGTCTCGTCTGCTGACGATGCGTAAGGTTCTCGTGGTTCGTAATCTCTTTGTCGATGCGAGACCAGAACAGAGCGGGGTGCTTCAGCATCCAGCGAGTCTTCTTGATGCGAGACTCTTGGATGCTCTTGAACACGCCAGCGAGGCCAGCGGTGTTCAGACACATGATACGGCACTCAAGTGTGGAGTGTTCGCACAAGTCGATGCCCATACCATTCATCTTATGGGGGGCGAGGTAGAGAATGGCTGTGCGATAGCCGAGTTTCTCACCCTTCACAGTTTTAGCGTTCGTGAAGTTGAACAGGTTTTTCATGGTGGTGTTTTTGGAAGTGCGGCAAGAGATACTCGCCCACGATTGCCAGTCGTGGACGAGATGCTCATGTGCGTTAGGAGTTCTGGTTCGTGTTGTTGAGGGCATCGACAGCGTCAGCGATGGTGCTTGACTGCTCGACCACCTTGTCGTTGGACGACACGATGGAGTTGCGATACTCCGTCAGGCCACGCTCGATGGACTGATTAAAGTCCACCTCGATGTGGGTGAGTTCGTTGAGCATCGCCTCACGGGAGTCTTCATTCCTGAGTTTGAAGAAGCCACGGAAGTGGATGCCGAACGCCCTCGCCATCATCGCAGGAACTTCGGAGAAGAACTGATAGACTCCGAGCGAAGCAAGGTCGTTCGCCTCCAAGGGGCGGCGATACATCCAGTCGCCGCTCTCACGAGTGGTGACGAAGATGCTGATGACCTTGTGGTCGTGGTTGTAGGCGATGCACGACAGCAACGCACGAACGAACAGCAGAGTGCCTTCGAAGACATCGATGCTCGTGTGCGGAGCGGTGTGCGTCCACACGCAGGTCGAAACGACTTCGACCTTGACGGCGGTGGAACGGATTTCCGAGAGCGACTTGTTGGTGCTCATGGTTTTATTTTGTTTCACGATACTCGCGACTGCATAACCGCTACGACAACGATAGCGTTGGCGTTAATTGTTGTAGCAGTTCCTGCGTTCAGCACACACGGCTGAACAGGTAAGGACAGGGGCAGACGCTTTCCCGCTTACTTGTATCTTACACCATCCGTGGCTGGAAACCGCCCAGACCTGCGGAGTCGTGAGCGTCAGAACCCTGCCCACACCACCACGCTACCCTAATTGGAACCTTATTTGCGTGGGTTTTGTGTAATTTTTTTCTAGCCGTTTTCGTCCTTGGGCAAATCGACAATCTCCCCAGAAATCATGCGATTTATATCCTCGTGCTTTATTTTGAGTCTGTGTTCTGTCACTACGACAGGCTGGTCGTTGAGCGTCTGAACCTTGTCGATTAAGATGGCGAGAGCCAGAGGCATCTGGGTGATGGGCAGGTCGTCGATTTCTGCATCGAGCCTGTGAGCACCCTTGAGGATGATGGACTTGAAGAGGTCGCTTGTGCGTCTCTTGTATGTGCCAAGGTCAAGGTTGTTGTCTCCCATGTCCTGACGGACGGCTACGACAGTATGAGAAGAAACGCCGACCTTTTCTTCGATGTCCTTCTGCGTGTGACCCTGTTCGGTCATCCAGACGATTTCGTCCTTCTTCTCCTTGGAGAGTTTTTGCAAAGTTGTTGACTTCTGGTCGTTCTTCACCCTCTCATACTTAGAGTCGTATTCCATATTATATAATTATGCTAAATTTACCGATTAGTCAATGCTGGTTAGAAGTTCCGATAGAGCCACCGACATCGACACATCAGGCAAACCTTCGCATACTTAGGACAAGGGACGGGAGGCAGTTCGTTGGTAAGATGAAGAACAACAAAATAACCAACTGGTCTAAACTGTTCGCCTCGTACCTGACAAAGCCCGACAAGCCGATGGAGGGAGGGGTGAGGGTCTACATCAGACTGTATTATACACCCCCAAAGTACCTTTTACAAAAGATTAACAAGTGTAAAATACTTGTAAAGACCACAAAACCCGATGTGGACAATGTTGTCAAGGCCATACTGGACGAGTTTACAAAGTTCGAATATTGGGTTGACGACAGCCAAGTCTGGGCAATAACAGTTGAGAAGTACTGGGCGGCTCAACCAAGAGTCGCCGTGTACATAGACCAAAACCAACAACCAACAACCCATGAGTAAGTCACTAGTATGTGAAATGTCGGAGAGCGAGTACCGCTCTCTTCCCGCCCTGAATGCTTCCCGCTTCAAGGCGTTCCACCGCTCGCCCTACCACTTCTTTAATCAGAAGGAGGTCGAGACCACCGAGGCTATGAAGATTGGAACTGCCGTCCACACGGCGTTGCTTGAACCAAGCCTGTACGACTCGTCCATCGGCTTCCTGCCTGATGTGGACGGACGCACCACCGAAGGCAAGGCCATCAAGAAGGCGTTCGAAGAGAAGTACGCTGGCAAGACCATCCTGAAGGCCGTGTCCAAGGAAGTCGTAGATAGGGCTGTGTCCGCTGTCGTCCGTAGCAACGAATGGGATGCCATCAAGAGCATCAAGTCCATGCGTTACGAGCAGGTGCTGATGTGCGACCTGTTCGGTACTGCCTGTAAGTCCCGCCTCGACCTGATTGATGTGGACGGAGGTATCATCAGGGACATCAAGACCTGTGATGACGCTGGCATCGTTCGGTTCTCCTACACCATCAAGGACAGGCTGTACTGGCTACAGGCAGGGTTCTATACCCTGATGGCAGAACAGGTGTTCGGCAAGCGGTTCAACTTTGAGTTCATCGCAGTCGAGACCAGCGACCCAAGCACGGCTCTGTTCCATCCTGTGGACGAGCAGGAACTGCTGAAGTGGAAGCGGGTGGTCGAGACCCTGCTCATCAAGTACAAGAACTGCGTTGATACCGACATCTGGGTCAAGCCCCAGAACAGCGTCATCAAAGACCTCTACATCGGATGAGCAAGCCCTCATTTACTGGTGTCTGGATTCCCGTTGAGGTCTTCCAGATGGAAACCCTTACCATCACCGAGAAGGTGGTGTACGGAATTGTGAACGCCCTCGACAACGAAGAGGGCTGTTACGCCTCCAACGGCTACCTTGCACAGACCCTGCAACTGAGCGACAGGCAGGTCAAGAATGTCCTCAAAACGCTTATCGACTACCAGTTGGTGGTACGCATCGAACTGGACGGCAAACGCATCCTGCGGACTGTGGAGAAGCAAGCCTTGGTGGGTGTTACAGATTTCCTAGGGAGGGGGAAACAGATTTCCCGCAGGGGGGGAAATAGACTTCCTACATATAGTAAAGATGATAAGAAAGAGGATAGTAATAATAACATCGTCCTGCCCTATGGTGAGCCTTTCAAGGAGGCATGGACGAAGTGGGAGACCTACAGGAAGCAGACCAAGAAGCCTCTCACTCCCATGACCAAGGAGGAGCAGTTGAAGATGCTGGCCTCTTGGGGCAACGAGCAACAGGCCATCGAGTCTATCAACAAAAGCATTGCATTCGGCTGGCAGGGGCTTTTTGTAATTAACAACACCAAGTCGAAGACCCTCACCAATCAAGACCACGCCAATGGCTTCTAAGTGCATTCACTGCAAATCCAACGCAACCCCTGTGTGGGATGCGACCAGCGAGAAGTTCAAGCCCTACATCGCCGTGTGTCTTGACTGCTTCCAGACCAAGGAGCATCACGAGTATCCGTTCGTGTACAAGGATGTGTTCGACAAGCACAACTGGTGCTTCAAGTCCACGCACCCTTCGACTCCTCTGGCGTTCTTGGACACCATCGAGAGCAAACTCGCTCCTCAGATGCAACAGGCACTCAAGGAGTACAACCCAGAGAACAGCATCCTGTTGCACGGCATCACGGGTACGGGCAAGACCCGTACTGCGTGGGCTATGTTCAACAAGGCGTGGCTACACTTCTACCCGAAGCACAGCAACTTCTTGACCATGCGTAAACTGGAGCAGGAGATTGAGAAGGGCTTCGCCAACCAGAACCACGGCGATGTCATCGAGCGTCTGACCTCGTGTGCTTTACTGGTCATTGACGATTTGGGTAAAGAACGCTTGACGCAACGGATGGAGAGTGATTTGTTCTCCATCATTGACGAGCGTACATCCAACAAACGCCCGACCATCATCACAACGAACTACAACGGAAACGGACTGTCCGACAGATTTACCAACGGAGAGACTGGCTCTGCCATCATTCGCAGACTCAAGGACTACTTCAAAATCTACGGAGCATCCGTACAGTAATTTCCCCCACACACATGGAAAACCAAACCAACACCAACGAAGCCTCCGTCATCGAGGTCAATAATGCTAAGAAGTACATCGTTCTGCCTGACGGCAGGATGGCACGACTGCTGAAGCCTGTTAAGGTCAAGCACTACCTGTACTACTCCTACATCAATGACCAAGGGAAGGCTGTTCGCATCAACGCTAACGACAGTCGCAAGATTAACGATGAGGTGGTCAAGAGCAAGTAACCAAATCTGGACTAAACTCGATATGGAAGACGCTCCCAAGCCCAACCTCTCGGAACTGTACACTGCCCTCAGCAAGGTGCATGACGAGACCAAGGACATCGTTGCGGATGACTACAATCCGCATTTCAAAAACAAGTTCGCCAGTCTGTCGGCTCACCTGTCGTACCTGAAGCCCATCTTCAGCAAGCACGGACTCGTGGTCATCCAACTGCCGACCTCTGAGTACCACGACAACGGCATCGGCATCAAGACCATCATCGCCCACAAGAACGGCACGAGCATCGAGTCCTCGTGCATCGTCCCCGTAGGCGAACAGGCCACGGGTCAACAGGCTGGTGCTATCCTGACCTACCTGAGACGCTACTGTCTGGCCTCCATCGGAGGTCTGGCTACCACCGATGACGACTGTGAAGCCGACAGGGTGGTCAAGACCGCCTCTGCTCCTGCCCCTGCCAAGAAGGCCGCTCCTGCCGTCTCTGCCGCTCCTGCGGCTGGCGTGAGCATCGACTTCGACCTGCCTGTGCCGTTCGGCAAGAACAAGGGTACTACCCTGAACAACCTGCCGCTTGCTGACCTCGACTACTGGGCGAACAAGTGGGAGCCGAAGCCGTGGGAAAAGACTGGCAAGGTCGGCCCGAAAGACCTGTCGCTCAAGAAGTCCGCACAGGCTCTCTGGGCTATTAAGGAAAGAGGCGAGGAAGAAACTGAACCCCAAGACGAAGTTCCGTTCTAACTGACCTTGTCCCTGTAGTTCAATGGATAGAACATCTGCCTTCTAAGCAGAATATCTAGGTTCAATTCCTAGCAGGGACATTTTCCCAATGAAATACGCACTACTAGTCTTGGCACTAGTGACTATGCACGACCTCCGTGCATATGAGATTACGGACGGCTTTTTGGATAAATTAGCCCTCATCGAGTCCAGCGAACGCTGTACTGCAATCGGAGACAAAGGCCAGAGCCTCGGATGCTTCCAGATGAAGCGTGAGGCTTGGGTCGATGCCTGTAAGCGGAACTACGCCAACTGGGAGTACAACAAGGCCAACGCATTTAACTACCCCATCGCCCGTCAGGTAGCCCAATGGCACTGCGAGTGGATTGTCGAACGCCTCAAGGCCAACGGCATCACTCCTACCCCTATCCGTGTGTATATGTGCTACTGCATGGGCTTCAGCGGAGCCATGAAGCACAAGTTCAACACCAACCTTGATTACCCTGCACTCAACAGAGCGAGAGGTGTCCTATGAACCACACAGCCCAGAACAGCCTCAAAGCATCCGCATACCTTCTCGGCCTGTCCGTAGAAGAACTAATTAATGTCCTCCACAACGCCTCGAAAGTCCAAGAAATCCGTACTGCCAGTGGATGTCCGTTTGTCCTACCTGCTAGGGAAGGCAAGGAAGAGTCCCTTTCAGAAGTATGTCAGTCTTTCCGTCAAAGACGCAGAGTTGATACTGACTGCTTTGAGGAACCGAACTATGCCAATCCCGATGAGTGTAAAAGAGCAGTAACCCAACTAAAGGATGCTCTACACTACTGGCAGATTGAGGCAAAGCATTGGCACGGATGCTGGCTGAACCAACTTCAACGCAATGAAGAAACTCGGAAATAAACGAGGCCAATGCGGAAAAGGAAAACCATTCCAAAAGCAGGGTCTGACTCCGCAGGAGCAGAAGAAGGTAGACCTGCACATCAAGAACAACAAGGAGAGATGGGAGTACCTGTTCTCCCTCAACAAATGGACGAAGCCACAGTGAAGTTCGGAGACATGGTAAAGGCCATGCAGTACCTCACGGAAGAGGTCACGAACCTACGCTACAAACTTCTACAATACGAACTATGCCAAAACAAAAAAAGCCGAAGAAAGTAAAGTTCATCATAGTTTCCGACAACCACGGGGACATGGTAGACTGGGATGCCGCCAAAGCCCTGTTCGACTTCATCCAATGGTATCAGCCAGACGAAATCATCCACGCTGGGGACGGCTTCGACTTCCGCTCCATCCGTGGCGGTGCAAGTGCCAATGAACAGTCTGAGTCCCTTGAAGACGACATCAAGTGGGGCAAGAAATTCTTGCGTCACCTGAAGCCCACCAGATACCTGAAGGGAAACCACTGCGAACGACCTGAGAACATCTTTTATGCTACAACCAATGCAATCGTTAAAGACTACTGCCATCATCTTATGGAAGACATTGACAACTTCCTTAAGGAGGTTGGCTGTAAGACTATTCTCCCCTACCACGCAGACGAGGGCGTGTTTCGGCTCGGCCCAGTTGCCATCGTACACGGATATACAGTCAATCGATACTCGGTACAGGAACACGCTGAGTTCTACGGAGAGTCTGGTGGAGCCGTCACGATGGGACACCTCCACCGCATCGCCTGTGTCAATGCAAGAAAGCACGGAGGTGTCGTTGGTTTTTGTGGTGGACACCTTTCGAGAAAGCGTGAGATGCGATATGCGAAGAATAGACTGGGTACAAGTGAATGGGGTACTGGCTGGCTGTGCGGGTATGTGGAAGGTAACAACTGGAAAATCTGGCAAATTCATCGTGTTGGAGAAAAGTTCATCTACCCTCAAGAAGCCCGATGAGAAAAAATCTGACGAAGGAAGGTCTCGGCGTTCTGCTGAACGAGTTGACCGCCATGAAGAGCAGGTATCGTCCTGTGAAGGAAGAGAAGATGCCGACTGGGTTTTTCTCTACGGCAGAGATGGCGAAGAAGTACGGCATTGCCCATCGTGTCATGCAAAAATGGGTGTCGGAAAGCCTGTCCCTAAAAGAACTGGAAGTAAGGTTCGTAAGAAGAAGAACAAACGAATGGTTCGTAAGAAAAATCCCCGTCTATAAGTTCAAGACCAAAGCCGATGCGAAAAGTTTCAAAAGCAGACATAAAGGAAAACGATGAACTCTACAAAGGGTGTACCTTTCTAGAACCTAGGGAGTGGCTGGACAACGCCATCTCTGGGAAGTGCCTCCATACTGGTGGCATCATCTACGACTATGACACCCTCATCGAGGCGTTTATGACCAAGGACGGGCTGACCTACGACCAAGCCTCTCAGGTGGTTGACTTCAACACTGAGCGTGGCATACCCTATATGCCTGTTCCTCGTCCCGTCATCGAGCGTGAGAAGTTGGAGACCGAATGGGAAGAAGAGCCTACCGAATGGGACGAAGAAGACGATGACTGACTCTTGCGGGAGTGGCGAAATGGCAGACGCATCGGACTTAAAATCCGCTCTTTGTGGGTTCGACTCCCATCTCCCGCACCTTTACTGGGCGTGTAACTCAGCGGTTAGAGTGGACTCTTTATAAGGGTTAAGTCGAGGGTTCGACTCCCTCCACGCCTACCAGTAATCGCATCCTAGCCACGAAGGGATTGGCTAGGACACTTCCTCTGCTCGCCCCAAAGGCACAACGCACGACACAAAGCCCACCCTTCACAAGCAGAAGCACAATCAGTATTACCCGATGAATGCGTCTGTCAAGAGGTATACCAGAGGAGCAGACCTTCCAGCAGTACGGCTAACACCACCACGATTATCCCTGCCCTTTTTAGAAAAATTGACGGAGCAAATGCTGTTACCAAAACTCCAAATACTAATAACCCTAGACAAGCCAGAGACGCTTGGAGGGTTAGTTTTGTTTTACGCTCTTCTTGCAACTGCTGTTTTGCTTCTTCTCGTACTGCGATTGCTTCTGATAGCATCCTGTCTTTCTTCTCTACTTCTGCCCACAGTTTATTTGTCTCTTCGTCTACCTTAGCCGCTCTCTTCCTGTCTTCCTCTGCGGCCTTTTGGTCTTTCTCCCTGATGATACGCTCGTACTCCTTGATGCGAGCGTCCGTTGGCTTGCTGATGCCGCTAAGTCTCTGGACTTGACCCTGCACAATCTCTCTAGGTACTCCAGCAGGGACGGAAGGAGCGACAGCAGTGAGAGCAGAAGCCGACTCAGAGACGACTTCCTCGACCTTGGCAATGTACGCATCCTTTTGACCATTATTAGAAACGACTACGGGGGCTTCAGGCGTTTTTGTAAAAACAGAACAGCCGCATAGCAGTACTGTCAGTACGATAAACCTCATTTCTTCTTCTTGAAGAACTTGTCACGCATCGCATCCGTTATCTCAGGATGGTTTTCGGCGTTGTCAGGGTGGAACATGGCTATGGTCTCAAGGTCAGCGTTAGCATAGTTAAGACCATCAAGTTCTTTGACTTCGTTCTTGCTGAATGTCTCTCCAGTAACAGGGTTTTCATAGTCTGCCGTAGCCCTGTTGTAAGCATTGGCTATGATGCCAGCCGCCCCAAGAGCGTTACCCGCTGTACCAGCCTTAGCCATTAAGTCTCTGGCAACATCAGGTCTCATAAGATAATGAGGCACATATCTTACGGCCTGTCCTGCCGTCATAAACGGCTTTCCAGAAGGGGTAGGAACAGAGCCAGCCCTGTAATCACCATAGTACGGAACTCTTTCCGTAGAAAGCATAGTTCTAGGAGCAAGTCTTGTATCTGTGACTGGCGTGTAAGGCTCACCAACTAAAGTAAAACCTCTTTCAGCCTGAGACCTAAGAAATGCCGCTTTTTCTTCTGCTGTAGTAGGAGTGTAGCGAACTCTAGGAGAAGCAATAACAGGATTTCTAACTGTTACTCTTTTATCTGCCATAGCATTTACATAAAGAGGAGAGGGAGGGTAGGCTTTGTTTCCTGTATAGAAAGGAGTAGCAGGATTATCTGTCGGAGAGATAAGCCTTCTTGTATACTCTTGAGAGTTTGGATAATCTTTTGCTGGGTAACCTTCTGGAAGAACATAAGAGCCTCGATACCTCTTCCATTCATCCCAGTATCCTTGAGTAATTGCCTTGGGGTATGTGTATCCAGATTGTGGGTCAGTATGAAAAATGTACCCATAATTCGGGTTGTTCATGTTTCTCCTTAATGCTTCATCGTAAGGAGTCTTGTTTTCCAACCCAAATACAGGAGTATAATCTTGCTCAAGGTGTTTTACTGCATCCCAGAAGATAGAATCTTCGTCTTGAATTCTAAAACCTCTTAATTCTTCATTACTCATAGTGTGGCTTTTTGTAAAAATTTCGCTCGTACCCAGTTGAACAACTCAGGTGCTAGAGACCCAGATACGGAGCACAATACAGACTTATAAAATGGGTCAATATCTGCATTATGCAAAGAGAAGTAGCAAATTACCCCTACTATAGCACCAGCGATGACCATCCTGAACCACTTGGTGGTGTTGTACTTCTCGTCCGTAAGGATGAGCCGAGCCAGCATACCAAGGCCACCAAGGATGGCGAACACCCATCCTGTTTTCTTAAACTCTTCAAGGTAATCATTCATTGCCGTACAGTTTCTTGAACTCTTGTTGTAGAATTTCTTCAACAGCATCCATCTCATCGTAATATTGACCAAGATAGTTTGAGGTTGCGTTAAACAACTTGAACACATCACGATTAGCGGCTTTGTCCTTGAGCCTAATAATCTGGTAGCCCAGTCGGTTCCTAAGGATTTCCCACTGCTCAAACCTTTCGCCGTCCTTGCTCTTGTTTTGGACGATGGTGAACTCCGTGGAGTCGGTAACAATCTTATCCTCAGGGGTAGGCTCTGTGTTAGCGTCAGGCTTGGTGTTGGTGCTGGGGTTCTGCTGTTCGGTCTGAGCATTGCTGTCCACCGATACAGTCGGGTCGGACTGAGCACCATCATTGGCCTTGCGAGGCTTCTGTGTCCACTTGACCACGCCGTCAGCGGCTACATCCCTGTAGTAGTACTTGCTAAGTATACCCTCGGAGCGAGGCGTGATGACGAACTCCCTCTGCATGGGCTTGCCGTTGGCAGTACTCCATACCAGTCGCTGTGTCTCACCGAAGTTATAGAGCGGTCTGAGGACTGTCTCCATGTCGGCTACATTCTCAGGCTTGGCCTTGGCCTTCTTGAAGGCCGCAATCACAGCCTTGGAGAAGGCAGGTGCGTCATAGGCAGACTTAAGGACAGCACCAGCACCCTCTCTGGCAAGGAGCACATCGCCAACCCTAAGGGAGTCGAACGCACCTTCGCCACCAGACACATAGGAAGCGGTCTGCTTGATACGCTGGATGTCATCCTCGTAGAAGCGAGCCATGATTTGGGCTTGGTCAAGTTCACCGAAGTTACCCAACTGTGTGGTGGGGATTTCGTACATGGTAGCCCCGTCAGCGTTCTTAACTGTCTCGCCGATGAAGTATAACTTGTAGTGAACACCCTTCTTCTCGGTGGCTACTCTCTGGATGATGTACCTGCCGTCAGTGGACTCCTTCCAAGAGTCAGCCTGTGTGACTATGCCATCTGTTTCCCTGAACACAAGGTCAGGGAAGTGAAGTCCGTCCTTAAGACCAAGCATATTACGCACAGCCGCAGGGCGGTGCTTCATAAAGCCTGTGAGGTCACCCTTGTACTTCTGGATGGACGACTCGACAGCCGCAGTCTGGGCAATGAGTCTTCCAATTCTTTCCTGCTCAAGCATCTGGTAGTCCGTGCTCTTGCCCGTGTGCTTGGCTTCGTGGAACCTATCGGCGAACCAGACAGGCTTGTTTCCTCTGGCAAGGAACTGCTCACGCTGATACCTAAGCATCTCGGCGTTGTTGTCCATTGCCAGACGCTGGAAAGCATCCATGTTCAGACCCATCCTGTCCTCAGGGGCAAGCATCTCGTACTGAGCCTTGGCGTAAGGCATGGAGTCGAACATAGATGTCAGTTTGGCGGCAGACAGTTCTTCGTCCATGAAGGTAGCAAACTCTTCGAACTCGATGAGACGCTGGACATCCATTGTCTCTGTCCTGATAGAAGTCTTAGTGCCATCCTTACGCTCAAGCATCACAGTCTTCTTCGTGGCATCACTGAGCGGGATGTAGCCGTCAGTAATCCAGTAGAAGGCGTTCTCGACCACTTCTCTCGTAGAAGCGGCCTTGAGTATTTCCTCCTCTGACATCGTAAGAAGTTTCTTATTCCAAGCATCGTTGTCCAAGCCGCTTATTCTCTGGAGAGCACGGAGTCTTTCTCCCCTGCTTCCCATCACCAGAGACAGGCCATCCTTGACGAACGACCTGAGGAACTTCTGTCTGTTCTCAGGAAGAGAGACATTATCCAATATGCCGTTGGCAACCCTACGCTTGTTCGCAAGTTCAAGTTTGTTGATTGTGGCAACCTTCTGCTCGGTAGGAACATATCTGCTCTTGGGAACAAGATGCGTAATGAGCAGGTAATCTTCCGCATTCATAGGAGCATCGGGATTAGCCATGTGGTAGTCCGCTCTCTTTCTGGCGAAGAACATATAGTCTGCGACAGTAAACATCCGTCTGGCAGACTCGGTCTGGCTTCTGTTTACAAGGCCAGCAGGGTCTTGACCACCCCTGAAGCGGACAATCTGCTCGCCTCTTTCTGTGTATCCAATCTCGTATCCGCTACCGCTCCAATCAAGCGGGTGGGAACTTCCGTACAGGTCGTAGGAAATCCTAGGGAAGGCGTTGAACAGGTGTCTGGTTCTAGGGTTGTTGGCACTGACAACGATGTTCGGGTCTTTGAGGCCAAGTTCCAGAGCGTCCTGCCTGAACATATCGAGGAACATCTTATAATCCTCAGCCCAAAGTTTAGCCAATTCGATACGCTCCTTAACTCTCTGGACTCTAAGTATTTCCTTCTGTTCGTCCGTCTTTCTGGAGGCGATTACCCTGTCTACGAGTTCTCTAAACTCAGAGGAGTTGTACAGGGACTTCTTGTCGTCAAGAACCACGACATCCTTGTCGCCTTCCGTCTTACGCATCTCGGCTTCAAGCGTGTCCTTAATCTGAAGGAGGCTTTCGAGTTCTTTCTGAGCCTGAATAAGACCCTTTCTGTTTTCAGAACTACCATCGGCATCAACCGCTTCCTTCCACTGTTCAATAAGGAAACGCTTATTAGCAATACGCTGGTTGTTGTGCTCGTTTCTGGAGAAAGCAAGTTGGTATCTGTTGGAGGCGTTGGCTCTTTCAACCCCAGCGATGATGTCATCAAGACGCATGAGCAGAGCACTCTCTGTCATCTTAAGGTCATCGATGTCCTTGTTTATCTTATCGATTGTAACCTTGGCGTTCTCCTCGTTGTACACGAAGTTAGGGTCATACTTCTCCCTGTACTTGCCGAACTCGATGCTGTCTATTCTGTCCATCTTCTCGGCAATTCTGGTTCTTGTTAACTGGAGTTCCTCATCGGTTCTCATCAGTTCGACACCCTCTTCTCCGTATGCAGACAGATAAGCCTCGTTCTGAATGGTCTCAATCAATTGGTTTTCAGTGATATCACCCCTTGCGAAGGCATCCTGAAGTTCATTGACACGCTGTCTGTTGAGCGGGTCTCTAACCCAGCCCTCCTGCTTGCCTGTCAACTTGGTGGCACTGGTAAGGAAGGACTCAAACTCAGCGTTGAAGTTGAACTCAGCGTTGTTCTTGGCTTCTCTGGCAAGACGCATGGCCTTTCCAAGCATGGCGTTCATCTCACCAAGTTCGTCCTGCATCAACTTGGCAATACGCTGGTTGACCTGCTTGTTAGGTCTCTGGCTGAATGACTTCCTGTCTAAGCCAGTCTTTTTGTCCTTACCCCAAGACTCTATAGTTCCAAGTATCTGTAGGTAGTTTGACTCATACGCAGTCTTTCTGGAGTTCCAGTCTTCATACGCCTGTTCGAACTGACGAGGAGACTCAAAGTCTTCCCTGACAGGAGGCTTTTCCTTGTACTGACCTCTGTTCTTTAGGATGCCCTGACGCTCGATAAGTGTGTTAATAAGCATCACGGAGTCGGACATACTGTGCCAGTTGCCAGAGACATTCGCCAAGACATTGGCAAAAATCTTACGCAGGTCTTCAACAGTTTCTCCTTTTTCAGGGATGCCAGTACGACCCTTCTTGTCTGGGATGATGCCTTCTGTATCAGGAAGGTACACAGGCTCGACCTTCTTGCCCGTGAAGTTCTTAAGTTTGCTGATGTTGATGGTAGAAAGACCAACAAGGTCATCTCCCTTCTTGGACTTTTCGATAAGGGACAATGCAGTCTTTTTGCTAATTTTTAGTCCCTTAGCCAAGCCGTACTGTCTGACGAGGAACTCTAACTGCTCCTCCACATCCATCAGAGTGCTCTTCTTTCTGTCTATGATTTCAGAAAGTTGTTCGAACTTGGTGGAGTACTCTGCATGAAGACTTCTTTGCTTGGCGTATTCCTTTCTGAGTCTGGTGGCGTATTCAATTCTGCTTTCGTTCGGAAGTTTAGCCGCATTCTGGGCAACCCAATCAGTCACAGTCCAAGTGTACTTTCCAGTCATCGGGTCTTGCACCCACTCTCCTTCTTCACCTCTGTTTTGAATTCTTTCTTCGAACAGACGCTTCTGCTCTGGAGACATTGCTTGGTACTCAGGGAAAGCACCCTCCGTAAACAACACATTCTCAAGAGCGGTAAGACGCTTCATGGCGTTGTCTGAGTTCTTTCTAAGACTGTCCAAGTCCATCTCAATTCTCCGATAGGCTTCAAGGGCTGTGACCTCTCTGTTGATGCCAGCATCCTTAAGTTGCTTGTTCATCTCACGCATCTTAGAATTCACAGCAGTCTGAAGTTCCGTTTCAGCCTCACGGAGTATCTTTTCAAGTTTCTTAATCTTGGCGATGTTGCCGTTCTCACCTGTGCCTAAGACTTCGGCAATCTTATCAGCCTGTTTCTTACGCATCGTGCCTTCAAGTTTCACATAGTCTGCAAACAGTTCTGTGACATAGTGCTGTAAGGCGTAGTTCTCAATCTTGCCCTTCTTAAGGGCAGAAAGAGCCTTGCTCTGTTCAAGCAGGGTGTGCGGAGAACCAATCTTCGTGACTCTTCCGATGTTGTCCACCTCAAGGATGATGCCTCTGTCCTTGTTTACCTTGCCCTGAAGTTCTGTGACCTGCTCACGCTTCTGAACAATCTCCTCGATGGAGAATTCTCTCTTGGTCTTGATGGTCTTGCCGTTCTTCTTTCTCTCAATAATCTCAAAGCCACGAGAGATGTCGTCCTTCAATTTATTAATTCTTTCAAGAGTCTTGATGTCGGCACTTTCAGTATTCCACTTTCTGATGGCGACAAAGTAATTTCCGTTCTTGTATAGGTCGTAGTTCGACCAATCCGTGAACAGAGGAGAACGCTTATCTACATCACCTCTGTACTCATTCAACTCATGGTTAATAAGGATATAACTCTTCATCGGGCCGTCTACCTTTCCGAACTGAGAGTTGAGAACTGTAGCAGGAACTTCCTTGTTCATTCTGCCAGAGGCTTCTCTTAGGAAGTTGTTGATTACGGCTGTTCTTTCAGCGTTCTCGTCTCTCGTGACAGGCTGTGTGAGAACCTCTCTTCCGTTTCTTGTGTCGATTAACTTGAGGATAGCCTTATCCCACCCTGTTTCACCTGTTGGTGCTTCAATGACCTTGAAATAAGTTCCGTCAAAGTTCCAGACATTGTACGCATCCTTTGTGTCAATGACTCCACGCTGAGGGTCTACGATGTCTACCTTGTGAAAGAGGTAGGATTTCTGACCATCAATTATTTCGTAAGGTCTTTCCATCTTGTGGAAGTTGATGCCAACGAAACCAGCGGCCTCAAGGTCTGCCAAGGACTTCAGCAGGTTCTTCTGGACGGCAAGCCTAGCGTTGATGACCTTGTTCTTACCATCGGCGTTAGACTGTGCATAGTAGTATCTGACCGACTGAGCAATGGCATCATAAGAACCGAACTTATACAGTCCGTTTCTTACATCTCTGTACATCAATGCTCTGACATTCTGAACTACCTCTTCATCTAACTTAGTGTCAATCTCAAGGGCTGTAAGAGTGTCGAGGACTCTAGTGTTGAATTCTTCCTTGATGAAGGCATTGATGGTGTCGTTGTATGACTTGAACCTAGAGCGTAGGTCTCTCTTTTCCTGAGCCATATCTCTGTACTTCTGATATGTCTTGAGAAGTTCACCTCGTTCTTTTGAAGGAGTTTTTATGGCCTCAAACAAGAACTCCTTGGTTCTTGCGGCGTATAATTCCTCAAGAGCCTTGTAGTTCATAATCTTGAACTTGTTGCCGCCAGTGTCTTCCATTTCGGTCTGCAACGCCTTCTCCATCAGGATGAAGATTTCCTTTTCTCTTCCCTGAACCATGTCTTCAAAACCACGCAAACCGCCGTGGTCTCCAAACAGGTTGTCGATTACTTCTCTGTTATTAGCAATCCATTCTGCCTGTCTTCCTTCCCTGACAGCGTCCATAAACTCGGGTACTCTTCTAGCCAATGAGTACTCTCCTTCGCTCATCTCAACAGCCCTAAACAAAGAACTCTTGTAGCCGTTGTTTATCTTTTCGGCAGACATCTGGTAGTGCTTCTTGTATCTGGCAAGAACACTATCTCTGATGACCTTGTAGTCGTCAGTTCTTCCGCTACCACGCTCACCAGCAATCTTGAGTTTTAACTTCTTCTCAACAACAGTCTTGGCGGTTATGCCGTTAAGAGCGATGTCTGCAATCTGGTTGAGGATGACATTAGGAGCGAACGGCATAGACTTTCTCAACGACTTAAGAACGAGAGGTTTCAGTTGGGTGTTAATCTTCTTTCTACCTTCGTAGTCAAAGAAGTTGTCACCCAGTTCTTTTCCAAGTATCTGTTCGTACTTAGCGACTTCTTCGGCAATAATCTTGTCTATGTCTTTTTCGGTAATCCTCTTTGTGTTAGGGAGAAGGGTTTCGCCGTCTTCAGACACCTTCCATTCCATGAACGCCTCAAGAACGGCCTCTTCAGCGTTCATGCCCTTAGCCATGTTAGCGGCCTTGGTAGCCGCAAGACGCTTGTCCAACTGGTCAAGCATGGACTTAGGAGCGAGAGTTCCGTCAGGCTTAACCTCTTTCTTCTTGGCAGGAGAGAACGCAAAGTAATTGGCTTCTCTTCTTCTGGCTCTGTTCTCTATGAAACGACCATTGTCCCAGATAGCCACGGCAGAGGTGGCGTGTTGTCTGACAGGATTGAAGTGGATGTACTCAAGGGAGTGAATGTCATTATCCCTGAAGTACTTAGCCATATCCTTTGTGAAGATATAACCTTCGATTATGTCCGTCTTGGCTTCAAACGGAGACCTGTTTCCGTTAATCTTTTCGGACAGTTTGTAGCCATCGACATCCCTGAGATTGAAGATTTCCTTGAGATGCTCGTCCAACTTTCTGCCAGTCAGTCGGCTCATGCCTTCGGCAATGGCTCTGATATACTGGTCAGGGGTAGAGTTATAGTCTACGCTGGAGATGTCCAGATGCTTGGTAGTATCAATGTATCCAGTCTCCATCGAGCCTCTGCTGACGAACGAAGCCTCGCTCATGTCAGGAGTGTAGTGCATCCATCCGCTTTCTGACACATACTGTCTTCCTCTGAGTCTCGGGTTGATGCCGTCAATGACAGCACCAAGGCTCTCATCGACATAGTCGAAGACAGACTCTCTGTTGTTTCTTCTTACATTGCCCAAAGCCTTCTTGAGGCTATAGACAGAAAGCACTTCACCTTCCCTGTTTCGGTAAACGCTGTTCTTAACGGACAGCATCTCAGCCTTGGACATAGGATTGCCTTCATGGTCTCTGTTAGACTTGGAAGGAGAGAAGTTATAGGTAGAACGAGAATGAGCGTTGTCATGGTCGTAGAAGAAGCCTTCTCCGTCTCTGGAGTGCATATGACCGATGCGGTCAACCCTGAAGTCTTTGATGACGGCAGGAAGGTCAGCATCTTCGCTCCTCTTTCTAATCTGAAGTTCATGCCAAGGATTGGCGTACTCGCCAGCCCTCATCTGCGTCTTAGTAGGATGGAAGCCAAGCACACCATTCACGATGGTACGCATTCTTCCAGCATCCCTGACGGAAACAGCCCCAGCATTTCTGAAAATGGCTATGCCGCCTTCAGCAATTTTTGATGTAGAGTAATGCGAAAGCAGGGACTTGGCGGCAATATACAGGTCTTCCTTGGTCTGGAACAGTCTTCTGACCTCCTTATAGTCGATGTCTCCCTTATACTCGTCAAAGAAGTAGTCTATTCTGGTAAGGATTGCGTCATGGTCGATGACCTTGGCGAGCATATTAGGCTCACCAGACTCATAAGTGTAGACAGTTTCGCCGTCTTCCATGTCCTTGCTTCTCTTACGCTCAAAGTAGATGTTGAGTTCGACAGGTTGGAAGTTTCGTGTCTCGGTAAACGGGCCTTCCTCTCTGTTAGCAACCTTGTTGTACGGGCCTTTTGTTTGAGTGACTACTTCGGCTCTAAGTATATTGGAGACATTGCCAGCGAATGTACCCATTCTGGACATCTCGATGACAGCGTTAAGGTGCTTGAACCTGTTGACCACGCTGTAAGGAAGCCACTTTTCCAAGATGGCGAGTTCCTTCTTAGTCGCCACGCCTGTAATCTTAATTCTCGGGTTGCCGTTCCAGACGCTCTTCCAGAACTTCTTTCTCTTGTCGGTGCTCCAACCACCCATGTCAGGGGCTTCTCCAGCCACTTGTTCAGCGGCGGCAAGTTCCTTGTTCGTAATCGGAACCTTCTCTTGTTCCGCTAAAGCCTCGGCCTGTTCTTCCCAGTGCTTGTTATAACGCTTTGTCGCGGTATAATCTAGGGGCGTAGTGTCCGCATCCTCATCAAGAAGAACATCTTTGCTAGGCTTAGGGGCTTTCTTCTTCTTAGGCTTTCTGCTGTTCTTAGCGGCAGAGAAACTAGCGTTTACTTCGCCGTCCTTACCAATGACTTGAAACTTAAGACCCCTCTCTTCAAGTTGTGCGATTTCCTCAATAGCAGACCTTAGACCCTTGCCTACCTTCTTGGACACTTCGTCAGCACTGCCAATTCTGGCAGAGCCATCGGCGTTGTTTATGACCAGATGCTCAAGACCTCCAGTCAGAGCCTTTTCAACGCTTGTAACAGAACGCTTATTCTGCACCCAACCCGTGTACATTTCCTTTCTGGAACGCTCCACGAAGTGCTTCATCAACTTCTCCAACTTAGGAATACGGACTCTTTGTCCTGTGGTCTGGTTTGTGAAGAAGCCGTCAATTTCCTTGCCGAATACGAACTTACCACCAGCCGCCCTAAGGTCTTGGTGCATGGTGTTCTTGTAGGCATCCTTGGCTAATTCAATGGCGTTACGGACAAGTCCAAGGTCGCCGCCCTTAAGCAGGAAGTCGATAGGCTTGTCGTCAACATAGGAAACCCAGTAGGACGCTAAGAATTCTTCGAACAACTTGTTGAGTCGTCCGTCAGTCTCTCCGTTTCTGAACTTGTTGATGACCTCATTCCAGATTTGTCTGGTCTTATTGATACGCTCAGGGTCTCCGTTAGAAGCCTTGTCTTCAACGCCAAGGTATGCATCTCTGAAGGTCTCAAGCATTCTAGCACCATCATCCTTGGACACTCTATACAGAGCACCCTTGTTGTCTTCGGAGCCGATAAGGGCATCCATTGCATGGCGTTGGAATTCCAAGCCATAGCGATTGTCCATCAGGAGTGTGTGGAACAGTTCTTCCTTGGCGGCAAAGTGGTGTGCTCTGTCGGCGTTGATGATGACAACCTTCTGTCCGTCTAAGGTACGCTGGAACGCAATACCGCCGAAATCAGGACTGCCGTTGGCTTCCTTGATGAACTCAGCCCACTCAGGGGAGTTCTCGCCGATGATTTCCTTGATGCGTTCTTCCGTCAGGATGACCTTCTTAACATCTCTTTGCAGACGCTCGGAGGCGGCAATGTCTGCCATTAACTTCAACTTGGCTTCAGCACCATAGTCCTTTTCTGCATTAGCCAACAGACGAAACACGCCTTCCTTGTTAGGAAAATCGTAACCCTCGGTAGCCCAGAGGAAGTTCTTGATGACCTCACGGGGGGCATCAGCACCAGCGACAGTACCATGTATAGCACCAATCTGGTGGAACGCACTGCCGATTGTGAAGCCAGAGCCTATGCCGTGGTAAAAGCCTTCTTCACCGCCAAAGGTAAAACCAAACGCACCGCCATACATGGCAGAGTGAAGAGAGGTTCTGGTTGTATTGCCAGCCCACTCGACAAGCGGAGAGCCTGTCTTAGCCCATGTTCCAGCAATAGCACGGACAGAAGCATTGTCCGACTGCATCGCAAGACGCTCAGACATACGAAGGCCGTACTGTGTAGTAGGCTCTTGGGCAATCTTAGCCGCCAACTGAGCGGCACTAGCCGCAGTCTCGGTAATCTTAGAAGCACCCCAAGCAAGAGTCGTGAAACCCCAAGCAGGAATTTTAACGGCGTTAAGACCAGCCGCAGACATCGCACCACGACCAAGGTCGTTTCTGTCAACGATGTTACCAGAAATACCAACGAAGACCTTCTGGCCTGTGACATCTTCAATGTTCTTAATCAGGGCTTCCTCGGTCTTGACAATCTGATTGGCTAAGGCAGAAGAACCCTTCTGAACCTTGCCAGCCGCAAGTTCCGCTTGCTTGGAAGACCAGACGGCGACATTCGCCAACTGCTCGTTAAGAGCCATGACCTTGGACGCACCACGCATACCCTTCGCAAGGGCAGACTCGATGCCAAGGTTAGGCGTAACCCAACTGGGGTCGGCAATATAAGAAATGCCCATCACAGTAGCGGGGTTCCAAAGGTCTAACTTAACACCAGCAACCTCAACTTCCTTAGGAAGCAGGATGCCTTCGTTAATGTCTCGTTCCATCTTCTCACGAACATCTAACAACTTCGTGAGATTGTAGTAGTACTCTTCGTCACTACCTGTCTTTTTATAAAGTAACTTGTGGATAGGAGAGGCTTCGTTGTACTTGGCCTCTTCCATCATGTAGTACCAGTTCTTAGTACCAAGAGCCGCACCTTCGACAACAGAGCCAGCAACCTTAGGAAGTTTCAAAGACAGAGTATCGCCAGCAAGGGATAAGGCGGCACTCGAAAGGTCAGAAGCAGTCTGCTCGATGGCCTGTCCAATCATAGCCCAAGCAGAAATTTCCTGCTGTTCCATGAACCTCTTGTACTTGATGGCCTCTTCGTATGTAGGTCTGTAGCCGACTCCTGTAAACTGCCTAATCTTCTCGGCAACAATCATCCCCTCGTCTTCAGGTTCTTGCGGGATGTTTACATCGCCGTCAGGAATGAGCGGGATTTCAGAGTCCTCTTTCTTCTGCTGAGACGGCAGTATAAGGCCGTTGGCAAGAGCGAGTTTTCTGAGTTCTTCTTGGTTACTAAATGTAAGTTCGGACATTATTTAGAGGATGCGGGAGCGGGTGTGTTTAAGCCCTGTTTTTTGTTTTCGGCCTCAACATCCGCAATAATCTTCTTAAGGTCAATCTTTTCACCAGCCTTGTTGACGGCTACACGGAAGCCGTTCTGTCTGGCTTGGCCTACGACCTTGTCTCTAAGAATAGATTCAAAGGCATCAATGGCCTTAAGGTGGGCATCCTTAAACACCATTCTAGAAGTGTTCATTGCACCAACAATGTCGAAGAGACGCTGGGCATCAGGCTCTGTTTCCTGACCGCCAGCAATAAAGTACCTTCTGTATGTAGTGGCTCTCATCACAAGAGAGTCAAAGCGGTTTCTGGCTTCAACATCCATGACCTTAGACAGCAGTCCTTTGTTCACATACTGCCTCATTTCATTGGCTATTTTACCAGTCTGTTCAACATCAGTGAAGCCCTGTTTAAGAATGGGATAATCTTCAGACCACTTGCCTGCAAAGTTGTTAATTCCACCAACAAACTGAACAGTAATATTACCAAACTGTTGCGGCTTGTTGAAGTTTCTTAACCATCTATCTGCGGAGGCAATGTTAAGTCCTGCTTCTGTATCAGGTGTACCACGCTCACCAAGACCAACAAGAGATGTGGCAGGAACCCAATCCTTGCCAGCCTTATACACTCTCTGCGTAGAACCATCGGGCAATGTGATTTCAGCAGAAGGCAAGAACCTGTCTGGTTGCATCGCCATAATCTGATACAGAGACAGAGGCAGTTTATCAGAACCTCCAGAGGCGGCGGCTATCTCGTCATATCTAATCTTAAGACGAGCGGCTTCGTTTAATCCGACAGTGTGAATTACAGTGGGGCTGTAAGACTCTTTACCCGTGACTGTGTAGTAAGCCTTGTTGAAGGCCGCACCATCGGGTATCATGTTCACACCCTGAGCCTTTATGTAGTCTACAAACGCAGGATTTTGAGAGTACTTTACAGCAAGTTCATATGCCTTAGCCGTGTTGTTTATAGTTCCGTCAAGACCCTGAGGAAACAAAGCCTCAACTCCTGTCAGTTCCTTACCTGTCTTTTCAAGAGACCATGCGTTAGCCTGTTTAAACGCATTGCGAATAAAAGACTCGGCATAGCCGTTCTGAATGGCTTCAGAGAATGTGGCCTTGTGGTTATACTTGTCGTTCTGAGTAAGGTATTTGCCGACAGCGTTAAACTTAAAGCCTTCCGTACCTTCTGTTCTAATCGCAATGGCCTGAGCCTCAGTAATAACATCTTCAGGCTTTAATCCAAGAGCCTTCATGCCATCTTGGAGCATCACATTCGAAGCAATAAGTTCTCCGTTTTTGTCGAAGATGTCACCAATTTCTTCAATCGTGGTAGCCTGAGTTTCCCTGACCTGTGTTGTGGTAGGGACACCGCTTAAGTCTGTGCTTCTTCTGAACAGGTCTAACTTAGCCTTCTCTTCCTTGGCTTCCTGTGCCTTTCTGTCGGCCTCAGACTTTCTTAATTCGTATTCTTTCTTTGCTAACTCCTGAGCGGCTATGGCAACCGCATTAGCATCTTTGCGTAGTTTTAATTCTCTGTCCTTAAAGTCGTTTTCTGCTTTTATTTGTACGGCCTTCTGATACCTAGCGTCGGCGTTGTACCATCCCTTGAGTTTGCTCATCGGGACAGCCGCCATGCCTCTGGCTACATCGCCGTCACCCTCCTTAAGGGCTATGTTGATAAGGTCGGCAGAATGCTGAGGAGCATCTTCCGAAGCCTTAAATCTGTCCTTGTCGTCAGAGTTAGAAAGGTCAGGAACGACATACTTGGACAGTTCGGACTGAGCGACCTGAGCAAGTTCGTCACGCTCTTCCTGTGCGTCCTGATACTTGGTAAGAGCATCTCCAAGGTTCTTGCCAAGGTTGGTAAGGTTGGCAGTTGTCTGTTCTGCCATTCGTCCAAACGCAGGAACTAAGTTCTCGGTAGAAGCCTGAATTCCGCTCTGGTATTTTTGGAAAGGTGAAGCCATATAATTAGTCTCTCATGTAAGAAAGTGGTGTTTGGTCTGCCCAAGGATACCTAGAGGACGCATTCTCAACGACCCCCTTGAACTTAGGACAGTAAACTGTTTTTGGTGCTGTAGGTCTCTTATCTATACAGGCAGTACAGGCATGGACATAGTCCACATTGAAGGATTTGTCTGCCTTCTCACGATACTTGCCGTCTACCTTTTCGTATCTGTTCTTATCCCAAGGCACATCGTTGGCCTCGATGTATTCCCATATGTCCTCGTGAGACCAATCACGAAGAGGGAACATGAAGTTCATCCAGCCCTGACCAAATCTGCCGTGTATTCTAGTGCCAGCATCTCCTCCAAGGATAGGGTCGCTGTCGCATCCCTTATGACCAATCCACAGCATATCCCAGTTGGCCTGAATGTTTAACTGCTTAGGACGATTGAGGATGTCGATGGCACAGACCCACGGCTTCCCTTCTTCGGGAGGCGTTATGCCCGTAGGGCAAGTGACTGTAGATGTGTTTATGCCATACACATTCTGAACCTCAAACTCATCGCCAGACTGCTGGAATGTAGAACTGCAAGGATGCCAAGAGTACACTTCAAGGGCGTAGTCTTCAATGACCTTGTTCTGGAACGAATACTTAACTGGTTGCCAAGGTTCCTTGAAGAACACCACTGGCATCTTTATTCCTAATGTATGAAGGATGTGGAAAAGAACCATAGAGTCCTTGCCGCCAGACCAAGCCAAGGCAGAACGATTAGGGACAGCCAATCCTGCACGGATTAGTTCTATTGTTTTTTCCAGTTTGTTCATCAAATCATAGCCGCTCCAGCCTTTGTTCCAAGGAAAGAGCCAGCCGCTCCGATAAGACCACCCATAATGCCAGCAGAATTCTGAGCGTTGGCAATCTGAGCGTCCATCTGTTCTTTGCGGTTTGCAGAAATAAGTTGAGCGTTGTACTGAGACTCGGGCTGGAAAATCTGAGCACCTAAGCCCTGAGACATATTGTAGGCGTTGCCGTACATATTGGCAGGAGAGTACGCATTGGCCTGTGTCATCATGGAGTTACCATACATAGACATTGCCTGTCCAAGGTTCTGCTGTCCTACTCCGTACACGCTTCCAGCAAACTGTCTAGCCCTGTTTTCACGGGCATCAGACATCTGGTAAGAGTTTAAAACTTCCTGAGCAATCGCTTGGTTGCCAGTAAGACCTCTAGCCGCCATAGCCTGTCTGGAAGACTGCTGTGCGAGTTTCTCCATCTCAGGAGTAAGACCTCTTCCAGCCTGTAAATCAGAATTGGCACTTTTAACCATCTGGTCGTACAGACCCATAGTTTCAGAACCAAGACCCTGCCTGTATGCTTGCATTGACTGCTCGCCAATCTGCCCGAACACAGGAGTCATTGCAGAAGCATACATACTGCTAAGTTCAGCAGACTTAGGGATGGCCTTCTGATAAGACTCCATCTGGAAGCCTAACTGTTTGTCCATCATCTCCTGCTGGAGTTTCTGGTACATAGGCAGATACTGCTGTTCTAATGCCAACAGACGAGGCTGGATGGCCTCCTGTGCCGACATAGCGTCCATCATTTCCTGCTGGTAACTTCTAGGCGGCGGTGTTTTAACTTCTTTACTTCCCATTGTTATAAAAGATTTATGTATTGATTGGTTATTTCCTTAAGTTCACCGAACCGCAAAGCCCACTTTTTACAAGTGTTCCAGTGAGGATAACGGGTTTTAAACTGTTTTACAAGATTATCTGTAGACTCTTTGTTTAAGGAAATCATGTCCATTATACAAAGGTCATGCATATATTCCTTTTCCCTAGGTATCTTGTTGTTAAATGTAAACATGGACTCCTCCGTTCCGTTAAAATGAATGGGGTAGACTATACCTATCCCATTTATCTCTTCTCCTTTTAAGGAAACTATAAGGTAGTCATGTGAAAAAGCCCACTTGAGGTATGTCTCTGTGGTGATGTCATCGAACCCAAAAGCCTCTCCTCGCCCTTTGCTTCGGTGCTGTGAAACAAAAGACTTAAGATTATAGAGAAGCATTAAGAAACTCTATAACGAATAATTACAATTCCGTTTGCTCCGTTTGTGCTGGCATGGTCGTTCTGAGCAGAACCGCTACCACCGCCTCCAGAGTTCGCTACGGGAGGATTACCTTGACCTCCTCCTCCGTTAATCCCTGGAGCAGAAAGAGTTGTGCTACTATTGCCAGCACCACCGCCCCCGCCGCCACCATATGTTCTTAATGTGCCGCTGATGGAAGAACCATATCCCTGTCCTCCAACACCGCCAGCATCAGTCCATCTGAAGGTCTGTGTTGTCTGAGCACCAGCACCACCGCCAGCACCAACAAAAGTTCCAGTACCTCCAGCAATTCCAGAACCTGAAGTACCACCTGTGTATCCGCTACCTGCCTGACCTCCGTTGGCAACTATGCCTTCAAACGAAGAGGAAGTGCCAGCACCAGAAGAACCAACACCGACAACGACAGCCATAGGTGCTGTGTTCTTTGCGATGGTAACAAATCCAGCCTTTACATCTCCACCGCCACCACCGCCGCCGTGAGGGTTGAAACTAGCCCCTGCACCGCCAGCACCAACAACAAGAACTTCAACTTTACCTTCCTTAGTAAGCGAGGGAGTGAATGTACCAGAGGTGGTAAAAGTGTGTATCTTGTACCCATCTATGGTTGTGACAGTTCCCCCGCTTGCGTCAAAAGGGTTGCCACCTACAATCTTCCATTCAGTACCGCTGTAAATTTCGGTTTCGTTGTTTGTGGTGTTATAACGGATTTGACCGACAACAGGGCTTACGGGTCTCTGGACTGTAGTACCAGAAGGAATTTTAATAGCCGCCGTTGTGTTGAAGTTCACATCTCCAGCGGTAGTAAGGTTGCCTGTGATGGTCGCATTCTGAGTTACTGTGATGTTGTCAACTTCAGCATTACCAACGATGTCAACCTTTTGACCAGACTGAGGAGTGAGCGTCAAATCAGAACCTGTGACCCCAGTTATGGACGGAGCAGTAACAGGGAGTTTTGAGTTAAGCACATCCCCTATGGTAGCCTTCTTAAGCAAGCCGCCATCTTCGACAAGGAAACTGTCTGTCGCAATAAGTCCGTTCGCAGGTACAGAAGTCTGGTCTGTAATTGCGTTAACTAGAATCGTTGCCGAATCTATCATTTGATTAAGACGAGAAGCAGTGACCTGTTGCCCGTCTGTAAAGGTATCACCTTTTTGTATTTGAGCCATTGTTAGATTTTAGATGTATTTGTTTGTTTCTGCATTGTGGCGTATATGAACACAGAGCGAATAGAAGGTCTTAGGTTTGTCGAAAGGAACTCCAGTTGGATGCCTGTTCCTATCTTCCTGATGGCAACACGCCTTGCCGAGTCTTCAGTAAACTGAGAGCCGAACTTATCCACTACGGCGTTAACATCTGGATTTACCACTTCTATTGAGGTTTGGACTTGAGAACCAGCATCAGCAATCATTTCTGTTTCTGCTGTGCTGAACCTCTTGTCTCCTATGCTATTGAACGAATAACGCCGTGTCTTTAAGACTGCTATAATCGGAATAGGAGTAAACGAAAGTGAAGACAATGTAGCAGGTAAGAAGAACGGAAGAACGGGCGTTCCTGTCGAAGGCCCGTACTCGTCCCAGTTCAGTTGCTCCATCAGGAATAAACCTTGGTCTGTATCAACGCCATACATACGCCGTTGATTTTCCTTCTTGGCGATGACGAAGTCGAAGATGTCGAACCCAGCGGGATAAGTATCTACGGACTCCCACTGCTTGAGGATGAAGTTATAGACAAGGATTGCGTTGTTGTCTACGGAGTTGTCTAAAGGTACGGCAAGGTAATATCTGTTATTCCAGTATGTTGCTACGGCTCTGTAGGCATAGGTTCTGTTTATTCTCTGGATGACATCGTCTATCGGTGCTGAAATGGGGTCTGACATCGTCAGCAACTTCATCGACTCAGCAGAGGCTGGCTGAGGCTGTAGGAAGTAAACTCCGTTGTCGGACAGGAAAAACACGCCGCCACCAGCCTGAACTACGGACTTTCTGGCAGTACAACCTATGTCCGTTGCGAGGGTCTTTATGTAGGATGTAGCGGACAATCCGTCTCCAGAAGCATACCTGTCGTCTCCTACATTTATGTAGAAGATGCTGTTACGCATGAAGACCAAGAACTCGTTTAGCGTCCAAGGTGCAACGCCTACTATCTGGTCGTTACCTCCGTTGTTGATGGTAAACGCATCTACTGCATCCCACTCACTTAAGTCTAGGAAGTTGCTGACAGAAACAGTATCGTTGTTGCGAAGCGTGTTGGGTTCTGCGTGGTGCTTGCCAAGGGCAATCATGCGATTGGCATAGAAGAGCATACCCGTGCAATTCGGAAACTTATGTCCTGAAGAAGGTGAAACTGGAAGGGCTGTTATTGTAGTAAATAAGTCCCATACTAACGGACGCTTACTCCAACCTCTACTTATATAAACCTTGTCAACAGCCGTCACAACATCCACTCCATCTTGAGATGTGATGGTTTCTCCAACAGGAAAAAGTATCTTGGCGGTAAGAACTTCCGTCTGAGGGTTGTAACCATACAGCCCGTCAGTAACGACCAATATAATAATTTCCTGTCCTGTAGGATTGATATATGTGCCTACGCCATATACGACCTGTCCAACAAGAGCACCAATGGTTTTGCGTTGCATACCCTTTCGGACAGTAGCAACGCCTCTGTCTAACCTGAAGTTCTGAGAGCGACTAACAATACCTTGGGGCAGAGCACTAGGATTATCACGGCTGTTAAGCCCGATAAATCCTATGTCTCCGTCCTTCTGGTACTCATTAGCCATTACTTAGAAACGATAGAAAAGTAGATGTCTCTGAGTTTCTCAGCCCAGCGAGCACCGACATAGACACCGCCAAGGAAGGACAGGGAGAGGAGGAGCATGGTAAGCATATTATTCGGTTTCTGGGACGACCTCTACCTTGATGAGAGGACTGATATTTACAGGGGTCTTTGCAGTAGCAAAGGTGACTGTGATTTCGGACTGGCTGGCTGTGACAGGCTCGCCATTCCAAGTCGGAAAGACGGACTTCAGCAACTGAACATAGTCCCCGATTAGAAGGGATGATGTGATGCGATAGGTGGTCATAAGTTATCCGTGGGCGACAAAAGCACGAAGGTTAGAAATATAGGTCGTTGCGTTCGCCGTGGATGTTCCGCCAGCGGAGTTAACTTCGACTTGGGCAATGGCTTGGGTCGTAGCCCCAGAGTTAGCCGCCGTGGACATCCCAGTTGTGCTGTCGATGAGTACGCCATCGGCATAGGCGAAGACAGTTCCAGAGCCGTTTGACTCAACCATAAAATCGACGGAGGAAATGCCAGATGTAGGCACAGCCCAAGAGGTGGTCTTGGTCGTCAGAGTCGTTCCGTTATGAGCGAGGATGGATAGAACCTTGGTCGCCAAATCAATTGAGATGCCGAAACCAATTTGCGTAAGCGTTCCGTTAGTAGTCCCTGTGTTTAGACGGAAGAACAAAGTCTGAGTAATAGCCGTGAAAGTTCCCGACCAATTAAGAGCGATTTTGCATCCAATCTTGATATTCCTCGTGAAGTTAAAGCCGTAGGTGGAATTGCTACGAGCGAACATATTGAAATTCTTCTGGCAGAATCCAGCGGTGTTTGCATTAGGGCTAGTCAGATATCCGAAGTCGGGCGATGCGTTGACATATACTGCTCCAGTTCCGCTTGTCACAGTTGTCGTGGTTGTAATTGGTATTATGCTAAGACTTCCATCAATAATTGCATCAATGGTCGTAGCAGGAGACATCGCCTTGTTAGATGTAGTCCCGCCTTGTGCCTCAATCGTAGAGGCAAAACTTACACCAGCCTCAGAAATAGAGATACTCATTAGACAGAGCCGTAGGCGATGTGGGCGATAGAGCCAGCAGTAGTAGACTTAAGTCTAATAGGGCCGTTGTAGTTATCTACAGTCAGTGTTCCAAGAGGGCCGACAATAAGGCCATCTGTGCCTGTCGAATCAAGGACGATTTCAAGGGTGGCACTTGTAGACTTGTTCTGGATAATCACAAGCACTCTTCGCTCAGGAAGAACTCTAGGAGCAAGAACCTCAACATAAGAGGTAGTGCAAGTATAGTTCGGCAGGTGAGTCAACTTCCGCAGGGCGGGAGTCGAGAAACTTACATAGGAGGATGACATTAGGAGTATGGGTTAATGAATTTGATTTTCTGAGATTGGTTTTGTTGACGGGCGATTTTATCAGCCTCTATAGAGAGCATCTGATTCGCCTTAGAGTCAAGCCCTGCGGCTTCTTGTAATTGACCTTCGGAGACAAGCCAGTTAGCGGCGGCTCCCCAAGCAAGGTAGTTTCCAAAAATGTAAGGTATTTCTATTTTTTGCCATAACGAAGGATGCGATACTGGGTTTTGCCCAGCACTAGTCGAGGCGGCTATGCAGGTATAGAAATTTCCGTAGTGAGGTTTTCCTAAAACAGGAGTGTATGTACCTGTGGAAGAACCGCTGTCAAAGTAGACTTGCACACCATTCATATAAACATTGGAAGGGTTATACAGGTCTCCCGACAGAACAGGACACTTATTTCTGTAATTGAACCAGCCTTCGGTAACAAAGTTAGAACGAAGAATGACCTTTGTGGTCGTGCCATCGTTGTATATTTCGTACCCGACATCTCTGGCTCTGGTAGTGACCTGAGGATTTAAGTTATAGACACCGAGGACTTCCCCAGCGTCAGAAGGCAAAGTGAACGAAGACACATTGTTTGCGTCTGTCGTGATGGTAAATTGTGCAAGTCGGCAGATGTCCAGCCATTCGTCTTGTTCCCAAGCCTCCCTAAGACGGGCAGAAATGAAGTCACGGAACTGAGCAAATGTCTCATCCGTGATGTTGTGTCTGTCGTTGCCGCTGTATTGAAGGGCTTCGAAAAGGATTTGGGAGAAGTTGGAAGTACGCATTAGACCTTATAGCCGTCAGATGTGAAGATTGTGCCTTGCACTACAGTCTTCTTACAATAATTGCGGACAGCAAGTTCGGGATTATCACGAAGGTATTCACGCATAAACTGCTTGTCCTTCCAGCATTCGTACCCGAGTCGCTGTCCCCAATAGTGATAAGCATCGGCAGGAATGCTTGCGATTTTTCTGCCGAGACCCTTGATGTCGTTAGCCTCGTTCATATGCCCGTGATGGGCAATTTGCTTGGCTTCCGCTCGTGCGACAGACTCACGCATTCGCCAGCCGTTGATGAGTTCCCTTTCCATCTCTTTGTGGAGGTGGGCAGGGATAATCTCAACCAAAGACTGGACGAATGCGTCAGCCACTCAATTACGAGGTGAAGTCGAACTTAGCCAGACCGAGCGGGTTCTTGACGATGCAAGTAGCAATCGCCTCGACCATGCGAGCAGGGCCACCGCCGTTGTCGGTCAGTTCCTTCACCTGAGCGATGTTGCCGCCGTAGCCAACGCCAACCAAGTCCCAGTTCAGGAGGTAACCGCAGAAGTTGTTCTTCAGGAACAGCGAGGTGTGCAGACGGATGGAGCCGAAGTCGCCTTCGAAGACATCGATGCTGGACTTGTACACGGCCTGTTCTTGGTCTCTGTTAAGAGTGCGGATGACAGAGGCGGTGTTAGTGTTGGCATTCTGTCTTGTGGTGTAGGTAAGAGCAGTGAAAGCCTGCTTTAACTTGTAACCGACGAGACCATCGAATTCCTGCGGCTTGCCCTGCTGTTCGAAGACGGAGGCGAGGATGTTCTGGCAGACCAGTTCATCGAGGGCGGCAGTGCCGACAGTCGAGATGCTGGTCGTAGGAGTGCGGAACGAGGACGGGACAGGGAGGTAGGTATCGCCTGTGAAGTCGTTCTTAATCCAAGAGTCAAGACCACGGGTAGCGTAGCCCTGATTAACGCCGTCATCGGCCTTCGGAAGATTGGCAGAACAGAGGGTTCTTTCCATCTTACGCTTCAGGACTTCAGTAGCCTTGGCGACATTGTTCGACAGTTCGGAGCGAACGCCAGCAACCACGGCGATGTCAGTTGTCAGAGGAGACACACGGGTGCTTTCTCTGAAAATCTGAATGTGGTTGGACAGTTCGAAGCGGTACTGAGCCGCACCATCCTTGACAAAGTTCTTAATCTGAGCACCATTCGGGTCAACATCAGTACCATCAACGATACCAGCCTGTTCGGCGGTAACGCTGGGGAGAGAGTCAACCTGCCAACGGAACAGAGTGTTGCCAGGTTTAGCAACCTTCGGAGCCATCGAGGTGAACGGGGTGGACTTAGCATCCACCATCGAGATGATGTCAGCAAGGGCTTCACGCTTACCGCTGACGATATTGGGTTCTGTTAATTTAGCCATATTAGTATATGATTATAGGAACTTGTTCATTACATTTGCTAGGTCATCAGTTCTGCCAGTTTTGGCGAACTTTGCGTATGCGTTCTGACTGCGAACTTCTTCCTTTTTAACAGTCGGGGCAACTCCGCTAGAGCGAGGCTGAACAGGTGCTTTGACGACAGGCTTTTGACCTCTCACTGCCGCTTCTCGGGCTTTTACGCCTCTGATATAGTCACCGATTACCATCTTGTAATCAGGGAACTTCTTGATGGCAGGGAAAGCATTGATGAACTGTTCGGCGAGTTGCCGTTCCTTTGCTGTCTTGTCTGACCACCACGGGTATTCCTTACTTACAACTTGTTCGATTTGGTCTCTGGCTTGGAGGTACTGGTATCTTCTAGGTAAGCCCTCTTCGAGAGCCTTAATAGCATTTACCTTAATCTGCCTGATTTTGGCAGGGTCATAATACTCTTCTTCGCCCTGTTCGTTGGTGTGCGTGTAACCATCTGCGTTTTCCTCAGCCCAGTTCCGAACCGACCTTGCTTGGGCAATCTCTGCCTCGATTTCAGCAATCGTATTCAGGTTGGAATAAGGGTCGTCAGGGATTTCACGCTCTCTCGGAGCAGGAGTGGCGGCTTTCAGTTTCTCGACTTCTTCCTTCAGTTTTTCGATTTCGGCCTCGGCCTCTTTTCGCTTCGCTGTCAGTTTGTCGATACGCTTCTGTACACCACGAGAAACTTCTTCTTGTTCTTCCTCGGACTGTGAATGAACCTCTTCGCCTTCAGTTTCTTCGGATACGGCCTCTTGCGGCTCGTCCTCTGACTGCTGGACTTCAGACTGATTACTTTCGGCTTCGTCTGCTTCCGTCTGTGGCTCGGCAACATCGTCCCACAGAAGTTCGTTTAGTTTACCGCTTATTTCAGCGGAACTAGGAAAGTTGCTTTCCTGAAAACTGTTTTCGCTGTTGTCAGCGTTGGATGCGTTTTCTGCTCCATTGTTATTTGTATTGTCCATTAGATAAGGTCTAAAGTGCCTGTAGTTTTATGTCAGGGTTTTTACAGACTCCCAGAAACTGAAGTTAATAAGACACTAATCCTTATAGTGTCAAGAAATTATTCTATTGTTAGTCCAGCCTGTATTCTTGCCTTACGCTGTTCTTCTAAAAGAAGGGCTTTAAAAGCCACAAGAGCCTCGGCTCTTCCGCACTGGTGTATACGATTTTCACCAACAGAGTCTTTGGATATAGCCATTTCTGTCTCAGCCTTAATGTTAAGGTCTAAGACATACATGATATGCTCCCAAACCGCATTTTTTTCAGGGAATGCGAAAGTGCCTATATTGTAATCAGTATCCTTCACTCTGGCCTCCCTGCATCTGGTTCTGGTTCTGAGCGGCTTCCTGTTGCATCTTATCCGAAACTGGGGTCACTCCAATTCTGCCGATTTGCTTGTTCTGTTGTTGCATGACCGACATTTGCAGGTTCTTTACATAATTCTGCAACAGGGCTTGGAACATCGGGTCGCCCTGCGAAGCCTGTTGAGCCTTCATGTTCTTAGACATGATGTCTTGCAGGTACATCAACTTGGTCTGGGCTGTCGGGTCGTTCTCGACATAGTTGGCTTCGTTACCAAGCATCATCATGCCGATTTCAGTCTGGACATCCTTGTACAGTTTCTGGCTGGCAGAGGCTTGGTCTGTGACGACAGCCTTGGCGATGTCAGAGGAAACGGCCTCGACGGAAAGTTTGACCATCGCATTTCTGTCGATGATTCCACCAGTATCCTGAGGAAGGATGTACTGGTTGATGGCCTGTAATTTCTCAAGCACAAGGTCGCTGTACAGGTTTCTGACATCAAACTTGACCTCAAAGTCATACTGGCTGGTAAGGTCGTCCATCATCTTGGGAAGAGGAGAACCGCAGATACGCTCAACCTCGACAACATCCATATACTGGACGGCGAGTTGCAACATCTGGGTATAGACTTCGCTCCAAGCAGTAAGCCAGTTGTCAACGGATGTCTGCTGAAGCATCTGTGCAAGAGCAGGAGGAGACTCTTCTCTGGTAAGACCAAAGTAACCAGCCGCTTCCTTCTCAATCTGATTGACCACAAACTCTGCAATCTGAGGAGAACCTCTGGGAGGCTCCATCCACTTGTAGTCCGCATTGACATCTGAAACAGGGAGTAACATCGCTGGCCCGATGCGACCAGTGCCTCCAACCCGCCTCTTGTACATCAGGGGCGGGACAGTTTCAAACGCCGTGCGGTCACGCATAGCGTCTCGCTGTGCCTTCAGTTCGGCTTGGTCAGTAGAAAGGATGTCCGTGATGCCTCGACTCTCGTATATGGCCTTTCTAATATACTCCCTGCGAAGCACGACAAAGGGATACTTACCATGAGCATATCCTAACTTTTCGTGCTTCAAATGCGTTTCAGAACTGGCGTTGGGAGAGAACACTGTGTAATAGACACACGGAGTTCCGTCTTCGCTCAGTTGTCTGTAATAAGCGTAGCAGATTTCGATGAGGTTATTGGTTCTTAGTCTGTAGTCCTGAGCAAGCGTGTTGGTCGGGACGACATTAGGGTCTCTGTACCAAGTGAACATACCCTTAGTCTTTACGGCTTCTTCGACTCCTTCTTCATCCCACTTGTCCGTATTAATCATAGCACGGACTTCCAGTTCGGTCATAAAGACCTTGCGGAAAACAATGCGAGCCTTCTGAAGGTCGATGGTTTCAGGCGGGAATGAAATCTCGTCATACGGCTTGAGCGTGGTGACGCAGGGAAGGCTTTTTAATAAAACTTCTTCGTAGACCTTTGTATAGCCCTGTTCTCTAAGTTCCTTGACCATTCTCCTAATCTCCTTTTCGGAAAAATTAGGCAGGAAATTTACGATTAAGGAGACTGTCATCTCGTCCTTTTCAGGGTCGAGGATTAAAGACGGAATAGACGATAACGGAGAGTCAGGGTCGGCCTTAAAAGCCTCGGAAGCCATGTTCACCAAATCAGAGATGGTAAAGCGTTGTTCACGAGTTCCCATTTCCTGCTCCCAGCCGATATGAACAGCCGACCAGCCGTACTGATTGGTGTAGTTAGCCCATAGTTCCGCTTCTCTGCGGAGTTCCTGCTTCATTCTTCCAGAAGTAATATACTCAAGAAGTGTAGACATTGAAGCGGCGTTCTTAGCGTCTTCAGCAGTTCTGCCAGACACGCCCAACTTAGAACCCTTCAGAGAGTTCATCCAAAGCGACACCTGTTCATTGATGACTCTGTCAATCAGCCTAATTCTGGAGTCTGAAGCACCTTCGAACGGGAGAGCGGGGTCGTCTTCATCCCGATTTTCGGAAAATTTCTTTCCGTCGGTTGTCTGTCCATCCCATCTGCAAAAACGAAGGTCGTCATTGTCATTGAGGGCTGTGGTGTTCGCACCAAACAGGTAGGAACGGCTAAGTTCGTTGACCAGTTCAGGGATGTTTGGCTTGTCGTCTGCCAGCAGAAGCGGGTCAGCGGACTCACCAAGTTCGTGTCTTTGAGATTCGTAATCGTCCATTAGTAGGAGAAGGGCTTATTGACTGGCATCTGTTGCAGGTCTATGTACTCAGGTTGCATAACGACCAAGTACCTAAGGCAGTCAATCGGGTCTTTTGTAGACCCTTTGTCCCCATCAGCACCTGTCCACTCTTTTATACAGTATATTAGGTTTTTGCAATTATTAGTTACAAAAAGTTTAGGCTGGTTAAGTGGAGACAAGGGTTGTTCTTGGTTCCAAGCAATCAGGTCATTAATCATAGCAACTCCCTGCTCTATGCTGATGCCAGCCGCAGGAGAGAAGTACATAGGTTCATCACCACCATCTAAAAGTTCTATAACGGATGTACCGCCATCCCTGCCTACGGCTTGGGTAGCACCTGCACGGGGGTCAATATACCGCTCCATAATCTCTTCGTCTCCCTCCAGTTTCCTGATGAGACGCTTGTAGTCGTCTATGCCCATACCAGCCCCGTTTCTCTGTGCCATACCCTCTTTACCATCGGGTTTTTCGCTAGGCAACGCCCATTCGCCGTAAGAAATGTCAGGCCACTCTCTGTAAACATACAGATTTCCGTCATCGGCTTTTCTAGCCCAAATCATAAACCAGTTTCTCGCTCCAGCAGGGTCTACGACCATGTAATTAGTCCCTTCCTCTGGAACTTG